TACGTGCCTCCAGATCATCCAGACCGCATGTAAGCGCATCGGCATCCTGTCGCCGAATGCCGCCGTCACGGCGACGGACCAACAGATCATTCAACTTGTCGCCCTGGCCGAGGAAGAAGGCCAGGAGCTCGCCACGCGCTATCCGTGGGAAGCGCTGCAGGTCGAGACGACGTTCACGACCGTTGCAGCCCAGGTGCAAACGACGATCGCCGCGATCACAACCGGCTTCGATTACATCGTCAACGACACGATCTGGAACCGGACGCTGCGCCGCCCTGTTTACGGCCCGAAGTCTCAGCAGGACTGGCAGCAGTCCAAGGCCCTGCAGATCAATGGCCCGTTCAACTCGTTCCGCATCATCGCGGACGCAATCAACTTCTACCCCAACCCGGTGGCCGGCCAGACCTGCGCATTCGAGTACCAATCGCGCGCCTGGGTCAACACTTCGGCCGGCGGCACGTCGGACACGTGGACGAGCGACGCCGACACGCCCAAGCTCGACGGCCAGTTACTGGTGCTGGGCATTATCTGGCGCTGGCGGGCATCCAAGGGCCTAGACTACGCAGAGGATTTCACAAAATACGAGCGCCGGGTGGCCGATGCCATGGCACGGGACGGCAGCAAGCCAAAGCTCGACATGAGCGGCGCGCTCCCCGAAATTCAGCCGGTCGTGCTGGTCCCCCGCGGCTCCTTCGGGGTCTGACGATGCGCGTCCCGCAAAAGCGACTCACGCGCAGGCAGACGGCCCGCACGCTGTCAGTTTCGGCCCCGGTGGGAGGCTGGAACGCGCGCGACCCACTGGCCGAGATGCGCTCGACCGATGCTGTTATCCTCGAAAACTTCTTCTGCACGCCGTACGACGTGATGCTCCGCTACGGCTACAGCAATCACGCCACGGGGATCATCGGCACGGTCAATTCGCTGTGCTCCTATGCCCCGCCTTTGGGACCGAGCAAGCTTTTCGCGGCAGCCAGTGCGGACATCTACGACGTGACCGGATCCGGCGCGGTGGGCGATCCGGTCGTCTCGGGCAATGCGGCGGACAAATGGCAGAGCGCGAACTTCGGCACGGCGGGCGGTAATTTCCTCGTGATGGCGAACGGGACGGACCTGCCGCTGATCTACAACGGAAGCGCCTGGGGGAATATCTTCGCGGCCGCATTCAACACCACTGTGACCAGCATCACGAGCGTGGGCACGCTGGCCACAGTCACAATGGCGAATCCGCACAACCTGAAGACCGGGATGTCTGTCGTCGTCGCCGGCTTCACGCCCGCAGGCTACAACGGGACGTATGTCATCACCGTGACCGGTGCGAGCACGTTCACCTATGTGCTGTCTGGCGCCCTGGGCGCAACCACGGTGACCGGCACCGTCACGCCGGCCGCGAACTTCGCCATCACCGGTGTTGACCCGACCAAGCTGATCACCGCGAACGCGTTCAAGAGCCGCCTGTGGTTCATCGAAAAGAACAGCACGCGCGTCTGGTACCTGCCGACGCTTTCCATCGGCGGCGCCGCGCAACAATTCGACTTCGGCAGCCTGTTCAGCGCCGGGGGCTACCTGATGGCGATGGGCGACTGGTCGCTCGATGCCGGCTACGGCATGGACGACTATGCCGTGTTCGTCTCGTCGATGGGTCAGGTGGCCGTGTACAAGGGAACCGACCCGGCCAGCGCATCCACCTGGGCGCTTATCGGCGTCTTCGACGTCGGCTCTCCGATCGGCCGCCGCTGCATGATGAAGTACGCGGGCGATCTCACGATGATATGCCAGGACGGCCTGGCGCCCCTGTCGAAGGCCATGATGTCGTCGCGGGTGAATTCGCAGGAGATGCTGACCGACAAAATCCAGCACGCGATCAGCGACTACATCACGGTCTATGGCAGCAATTTCGGATGGGAGGTAGCGCTGCTCCCGAAGGAAAACATGCTGCTGCTGAATATCCCGACCAGCGCGACGACAGCTGTTCAGGCCGTGATGAACACGATCAGCGGCGCATGGTCTCGCTTCACCGGCTGGAATGCGACCTGTTTCGAGCTGCATTCCGACTCGCTGTATTTCGGCACGGCCGGCGGCGTCGCCCTGGCATGGAGCACGAACGCGGATGCGGGCGCGAACATCAATTTCAACGCGCTGCAGTCGTTCAGCTATTTCGGGACCGGGACGCAGCTCAAAAAGGTGAGCATGGTTCGTCCGATCATCTCGACGGACGGCCAGCCCACGATCCTGCTCGGCGTGAATGCGGATTTCGACACCTCCGACCCATCAGGCAATCCAACCTTTGCTCCCACAACCGCACCGATCGCTGTTTGGGACACCTCCGTGTGGAATGGGGCGGATGTGTGGGGCGGCGACATGTACATCAAACGCGACTGGCAAACCGCCTTCGCGATCGGCTATTGCCTCGCGCCGCACATGAAGGGCTACGTGCTGAACACGCGGATGCGCTGGGCCTCCACGGACATGCTTGTCGAAACAGGGGGGGTGCTGTGATCGTCATCAGCCAGCATGTGGCCATGTGGGTGGCCGAGCGCACCGGCGGCCAGTATTTCGACGGCTCCGGGCACGGTATCGGTTGGGTGAAAGATGACGAGCTGGTGGCCGGCGTCCTGTTCGACAACTTCACCGGCCGCTCGGTGCAGATGCACGTCGCCGCCGCGCGCAAGAACTGGCTTTCTCGCGAATTCATGCGCTTCTGTTTTCACTACCCGTTCGAACAACTGAAGGTCAACAAGCTGGTCGGGTTGGTGGACTCGACCAACGCCGCGGCGCTGCGCTTCGATTTGCACCTGGGCTTCCAGCAGGAGGCCGTGATCAAGGATGCTGGCAAGACCGGCGACATCATCGTTTTGACAATGACACGCGAGCAGTGTCGCTTTTTGGGGAAATAGATCATGGGCAAACCTTCCGCACCGCCGGCACCGGATTACACGGGCGCCGCAAAAGAGACAGCGGCCGGCAATCTGGATGCGGCGCGGCAAGCGACTGCGGCGAATCGCGTCAACACGTACACCCCGTATGGGAATCTTGAGTATTTTCAGGACTCGAATAACCCGGACAAGTGGACGTCGCTGGTCACTCTATCGCCCGATCAGAAAGCGCTGCTCGACCAGCAGAACAAGACGAGCCTGAACCTCGCCAATATGCAGGACCTGGCGACGACTCGCGTTCAGCGCGCGTTCGGGAACGCGCTGCCTACGACGCTCAATGCGGACAAGATGCCGGCGCCGACCACGTTCGACCCCAGCCAATCGCAATCGCCGGCGGCATTTAACGCCGGCCTGTATAACGGGGCCACCACATACGACCCGCGATCAGCGAAGCTCGGGACCGCCTACGACCCGACCCAGGCCACGAACAATGCTTCGGACCTGATCAACGCACGCCTGCTACCGCAGCAGCAGCGCGACCGGGCAGACCTCGAAAACCAGCTTGCCAATCAGGGCATCATGCCGGGCTCGGAGGCGTACACCCGTGCGATGGATCAGATCGGCCGCGATCAGAACGACGCGCGACAACAGGCGCAACTCCAAGGCATCACGCTGGGCCAGCAGCAGCAGGCACAAACGTTCGGCCAGATGTCCGACAACGCGCAATTGCAAGCGCAGTTGCAAGGCCAGCAGTATAGCCAGAAGACGAACAACGACGCCTTGTCTGCCGAACGGCAGGCGCAGCAGTACGCCCAACAGTTGCAGAACCAGACGACGCGCGCACAATTGCAACAGCAGCAGTTCGGCCAGCAGACGCAGAACCGCATGAACCAGGCGCAGTTGCAGCAGCAGCAGTACGCGCAGCAGGCGGCGAATCGAAACATCCCGATAAACGAGTTGAACGCGCTGCGCACCGGCTCACAGGTGTCCAATCCGGCGTTCCAGCAGGCGCCGCAGCAGGCTACGACCTATGGCCCCGATATGTTCGGGGCGGCGAATGGCCTGGGCCAATACAACCTGGGGCTGTACAACTCAAAAGTCGGCAGCAGCAATAGCGGGCTGGGTGCGCTCGGCACTTTGGGCGCGGCTGCCATCATGGCGATGGCTTAATCCGTATGCCAATTTACCACCACGAATCTGTGCGGGAGCTCCAATAATGCCATCCGGGAATCCATTCACCAGCGCGCAGGCACCGCAGACCATGCAAATGGTTGCGCCGGACCTCGCTACGCAGCAAATGCAGCTCGCACGCCGGCAGCAACTCGCCGACATGTTGCGGCAACAGGCGCTTCAGCAGGATCAAGGCACGCAGGTAATCAATGGCTGGGCCGTCAACAAAAGCCCATTGGAAAGCGTCTCGAAGATCGCGCAGGCGCTTCTTGGTGGCTACGTGCAGAAGAATGCCGACGAAAAGCAGCTCGCCCTTGCAAAAGCGATGCAGGGCCGCATGGGCGACATGTTCAATTCGATGGCTGGCGCATCTCCCGCGCCCAGCCCGGCGCCGGCCCCCAGTCCCGACGCCGCCCCGGACCAATCGGCCGCACCAGGGGCACCCCCGCAATCGGCTCCGTCCGCCCTGCCGCCGCAAAGCCAGATCGATCAAATCCGCAACCAGGCCAAAGCGGCTTACATGATGGGGAATACCGATCTCGCCAACAAGCTGCTGGAGAACATCAGCACGCTGACGAACGAACAGAAAAACATGGCCGCGATGGGTCAGGATCCGCTGGAGATGGGGCGTTACGGTGCCGCAGCCGCGCGCAAGGCCGGCATCATCGAACTGCAGCCGGGCACGACCGCGCTCGACCTGTCGAACGGCCAGGAGCGGTTCCAGCCGAAGGTCGGCGAAGGCATCACGCTGAACAACGGCGTGGCGTCCGCCCTGCCCGGGTATGCCGGTGCGAATGCGGCGATTGCTGGAGCTTCGGCCGATGCCACCGCGCGCGCACAGGCTGGCCATGAGCTGATCACCGTGAATACCGCGAATGGTCCGGTGCTGATGACGAAGGAACAGGCGGCGCTACAGGCTGGAGGTGGGCAGCCGGCCGCCACTCCTGCGTCCGCGGGCACCGCGCCGCAGGTCGACCTCATGCACATGACGCCCGCGCAGAAAGAGAAGTTCATGGCTGCCGCGCGCGCGCAATTCGCCCTACGGCCGGGCAGCACGCCAGGCACCAGCGTGGAAGCGGGGGCGCCCGCGCCCGCCGGCCGCGTCGGCATCCCGCTGAAGACGCCCGCGCAGGAGGCGCAGGAATTGGCCGACGTGAAGGCGCGCACCGAGCCGCAGCTGGCACAGAGCACGAAGGAAGCCAGCGACATGGCCGACTATGGGAAGACGCTCAACGGCCATCTGGCCGATTCACAGGCGCTCCTGCAGCGCATCGCCCAATCGCGGGAGGCACTGAAGAAGTTCCAGGCTGGCGGCGGCGGCGACACGCGCGTCCAGCTTGCCCAATGGGCGCAGGCGATTCCAGGCATGCGGACGTCCGTCGTCGACAAGATCGCGGGCGGCAATCTGAGCGCGGCGCAGGAGTTCCAGAAGTACGCCGCGCAGGAGGCATTGGGCACGATGCAGCAAGCACTGGCGAGCGATACCGGCAAGGGTTCGCAGGGCAACCGGATCGCGATGCAGCTGTTCATCAAGAACAACCCGAACATCGACACCGACCCGCGCGCGATCGAGAAGATTTTCAACTTCCAGACGCAGCTGCACAACCAGCTGAAGGCCCAATCCGACGCCTACCAGCAGTACAAGAAGACGCCCGGCAACAACCCGGCCGACTTCCCGAACTGGTGGGCGTCCGAGGCCATCCGGCGCGGCTTCGTGACGCCTGAAATCAAGAGCGGCTATGCCAAGGGCGTGCCTCCAGGCTGGAAAGTAGAGGTGCACTAATGCCCAAATTTACCTTTACCGATCCGTCCGGTAAGAAGTACACCGTGGAGGGCCCGGACGGCGCGACGCAGGAACAGGCGTTTGAGATCCTGCAGCAGCAGAGAGCACAAACCGCCCCGACCCCCGCGAAGCCGACATCGCGGCTGGCGG